CTCTTTGCAAACTCAAGTTTCTTTGCTTGATTCCGTAAATGATGCACTCAGAGCATCATTTACGGAATCGATGGCAGCAGCCTTCTCGTCTCCGAAAATTTGTTTTACAATTTGTTGTGCGATGTCGCTAGGCATAATAATCCTCTCACATTGTTATTTAGTATTTAGAATTCCCCTCTTTTCATGTCTCCCGCGTCTACCGCTGGAGCTTCTTGAGCGGACATGTCGTCTGCTGGTGGGGCATTGCTAGGATCCATAGCGGGATCCATCTCTGCATTTGGATCAATAATAAGACCTGCTTCGCGTTCAGAGTCGATTTGTTTGTCAATTTCCTTGATCTCAGTTTCGGTTTGCTTAAGAACCTGACGGCGCATATAATCAATAGAGAAATATTTGCCGACGTAAGGATCCATAGTGTTAACTTGGTTCATACGCTCATTACGAATTTCAATCTCCTTCAGTTCAGTGAAGTAGTTGTCCGCAATGAAGTCGAACTGAACATGTTCCTTCATATCATCCCATTCTTCCAAAGACATAACGCCTTTGAGAATGAGTTGAGTTTTCAGAAGATCCATGAACAGTTCACTGAAACGCTTACGGAGGCGTGCAATAAATTTCTGGAACTTAACTTCGTCCCTAGTAATTTCAGCAGCGCGACCGATATTAAATGTAGTCTCAGTTTCGAGCCTAGATGAGGGCACATTCAAAGCTTTGTAAAGCTTCTTCTGAAAATACTTAACGTCTTCCAGTTCACCTAGGTTTTGCCCGCCAGGGAGGGTAGAAATTTCAGTCCCGCGCCCGCCCTCGCGTCTAGGAAGCCAAAAGTCTTCCAACATGGACATGAATTTTTTATCATCTTTAATTTCACCCGTGTTAGCATCATATACAAGTTTGTTGCGATAACGTCCCATGACTTCACGCAGATATTGTTCTGCTTTATTCTTGGGAAGATTACCAACATCAATGTAGAAAATTCTACGCTCAGGAGCTCTGGATAGACGATAGATAACCAGAGAGTCCTCAATCATACGCAGTTGGTTTACTGCCTTGATTGCTTTATGTAGGTGACTAAGAGTCATGTTTTTATTCAGGTCTTGAATTCCTGAATGACAGTAAGTCACCGAATCAGGTGCAATTTTCATGCCCTGATTAGTAGAGTTCTTGAGACCCTTTGGATTGTACAGAAAATACTCAGCACTCTTTCTTGTCAACTGAGTATTGAGATCTACACCTCGCAGTTCCTCAGGACGCTTTTGCTGATACTCTGTTACCTTGCGAATCTTACGAGGATCAATGTAGCGAAGTTCTGTAAGACCTTGGCGAGGATTTTGGGGATCGATTACTTTATGATAGAATAGTCTTCCGTCAACATACCAACGGCGGAAAATTTCATACGAACGATTTTCAAAATCAAGAAGACGAAGAATCTCTTCAAACTCTTCTCTAATTAATTTTTTAATTTTATCTGATTGCTTTAGGTTTGATAGTTCCACTTCTACAGGAACATCATCAAAATTACCGCAAATTGTTTCGTTGACAATATCATCAACGGCACTATCGCACTCGGGTTGTAGAACCATTTCCCTGTAACGGGTGATTAGTTCATACTCATTACGAATAGTTCCGTCAAAATCAACGGAATAACCATAGTATCCGCCACCTACAATAGGTTGCGAACCATCCATGGAATCTTTTTGAACAAAAGAAGGTCCCTTGGGGACCTTCTTTGCTCTTTCAAGTGAAAAACCGAAGAGCTGATTCGACATTATGTTATACGATTATTGGTCCTGGTCTATTTAGGAGACTACGAATCAGTCGTCTTCGTTGATTGCCTTGGAGAACTGAACCTGGAATTCAACAGTGAATTCTTCGATTGCGTCATTATTACCGTAGTCCAGATCGATGCTAGAAACATTACTGGGGAAGCAGTTCTCAAACTTATAAGAACGAATTCTTGCTGCGGACTTACCTTTACGCTCGTCGCGAGACAGTTGGTGAACTCTCAGATCCTTATAATAGTCAAGACCATCGCCAGTCTGGAAGTTTGCTTCGGGCGCTTGGATGTAGTCTACCCAATCTTCAAATGCATTTCTCAGTTTGAAGTCATTGGGGTTCATGACAGTAACAGTCCAAGGTTCAAAGGTTCTGTCACCAGCGATCTTCAAAGTACGACCGCGATAAGGAACTTCGATGATGCCCAACTGGAAGGACGGAATCTGAGCAGCGCGGACAAGGAACTGACAGTTCTTTCTGAGATCACTCTCAACATTCAGTGCATCGGGGAAAGCCATGACGACTTCAAAAAGGTTAGGTCTAGCGAAACCTTGACTAACCTTCGACTTAAACCTATTGATATTTTCCTGGGACATGAGAATACTTCCGTATCTTTGGTGCTATGTTTATTTATAGAAACAAAAAATTTCAGACCCTTTTTAGGGGGTCTGAAATCGTGTTATTTCGCGGATCTATTACTGTGCGATCTCAGAGAATGCGACGCCAGTTCTTGTAGCGACGAAGTTCAGAGTGATGAAGTTAATAGTGCGAGTGGGTTTGACAAAGATGTCTGCTTGGAACTCACCACGATCAACTGCCTCGGGAGGGTTGTTGGAAGCATCACACTTGACCAGGAAGTCAGTGATACCACGACGACCCTGAACATCGCGCAGATAAGGTTCGACGATGTTTCTGAAGAATGTGCGTTGCTCTTCATCGTTCTGCTCAAAGAGTTGAGTCTTAGCAGCACTGGAGATGAAACGCTCAATAGTCAGGAACAGACGACGGACGTTAATTCTGTCGAATGCGGATGCTTGTGAGAGACCAGTCTTATCACCGTAAAGAACGATGCCCTGACCAGGGAAAGAAACGATCGGGTTAACACGAGCAGAATACAGTTGATCACGCTGAGACTTGTTAGGAGTGTAACCAAGTTTGATTGCGTTGTTCAGAACACCACGGGTGAAACCAGCGGGGGAGAACCAAGGATCGGTTTGAACTGCAGTTTGCAGGCAAAGACCAGCAACGTCACCGTTACAAGGGACGTAGCGATAGACATCATTGTACTTGTCGTAGATATACTTGTAACCAGAATCCAGAACAATGTAAGAAGAACTAGGAATCTGATTCATGAAGTTCAGGATGTTGTTTGTAATCGTTGAAGGATTACTTTCACCAACAATGTTACCACGACGAGGAGACGCGAATACTAAGCAATCACGACGGGACTCTGCAATAGTGATCAGGTTGCTGATCTTAGCAACAGCACTAGCATCATCAGCACCAGAAGGACCAGTGAGGATGAAGTCAATGATTTGTGCTTCAGAATCGAGGATCAGATCATATGCTGTGGAAACATCAGAGTTGCCGATGTTATAGAAACCACCAGAAATAGGATAGTCAACACCGTTTGCAAGACGATAGTAATAAGTTGAGTTGTTCTTAGAACCAACAGTTACATTGGCAGCAGGATAATCTACGGTGCCAGCAGCAGACTGGAACAGGTTGAACTGACGGGAAGCAGCGAGTTGACCGAAGGTGCCATCAGAAGCAGTTGCAGTTGCTGCGAAAGTTCTAGCATCAGTCTCGTGCTCACCCCAGAAGACATATTGCGACTTCTGCAGAATAACTGTAGGATAGTAGTTAACTTCACCAGTAGTGGTCTTAGCGTCAGATGCCTTGGACACGTTTACAAAACGCTCAAGAAGTTGACCAGGAGTACCAGTGATCTTACCATCAACGTCGATGATCAGAACGTGCATTTCATCGCGGTGACCACCCTGATCAGAAACATACTTAGAAGTGCCAGGACGAGGACCAACGTTGATCCACTTCAGACCAGGCAGATACTCACGCTCGTTATATTCAGTGCGGATGGAACTGATGGTAACGCTAGTAGAGTTAGTATCAGCGACGGCATCATTTGCAGCAAAATCGATGCTGCCTTTGTCCAGAGCAATATAAAGTCTACGCTCAATACCAGCAGTAGCAATATCGCAAGTGTTGGTGCCTTGAGTGATAGTTTGACCAGCAGCGATGATACCAGTAACACCACCAGAGGGAAGTTCAATTTCGAGTTTCTTGTTAGTAGCATCATATGCAACAACATTAACTGCTTCGTTAGAACCAGAAATTGCGATAGTGGTAGAGGTGCCAGGAGTAAAGGAACCTACGATGCTCTCAACATCGAGAAGGAGAGAATATTTAAAGACTTTACCAGCAGCACCAGATGCTGCGGTGACTGCGGCATCAATTACGAACTCATGCTCGTTACCCGAACCAGGAGCGGGGAGAACTGCGATGTGGTCTGCACCAGCATCAGTTACAAAGATACCAACCGATTCAAGCAGATCACCAGGTTCGCGAGCAGCCCAGTTCCAGGTGTTTGCTGCAGCTTCATAGGTTGACTCATACTCATCTCTGTTCTTAATCAGAGGAGCAGTGCCAGTGTCAACTGCGTTCTTCAGTGCAGTGTTGTTAACACGAATAACTTTGAGTGTTCCGCCGTAGCTAAGGAACTGAGCAGCGGTAAACCAGTACTCATAGTTGTATGCGTTAGGTTCGCCAAAACGCTCAACCAGTTCGCGCTCGGAAACAATAGTTACGATTTCTTCAACAGGTCCTTGAGAGAAAGGTGCAACAATGACACCTACATTTGCAGAGGGGACCGACGAAGTTGTAGTTAGATCTCTTTCCTGAAATACTACTCCAGGCGAGTTTTGTGCAGTTGCCATGTCTTATAACTCCTTAAAGGGGATACCAGTATCGGTTGTCTAAGATTATTTATATTTTTCAATCTTCACCTAAACTCCCACATATAGGATTTATCTCCATATTCCGCGACCTGCCACACATCCCCTTGTGCATCGGCAAAATATTCATCATCCATTCCGTCACTGATGAACCCGAACGGAGCCATGTCTTGTTCAATGGCATCTCTCTGATCATCATAGATGCGCTGCCTAACATCATTGTCATGCATCTGTTTGAAGTATTCTTGCATTGCCATCCAAGCGAAGATGACGAGACACATAGCAAGGTCATCATTACATCCGTCTTCTGCGGCAAATGATTGACCTTTGACAATAAAAGTAGTTAGTTCT